AATTGAAAGATCAGAGAGATAAAATTCAAGAACAACAAAAGCAAATTGATCAATTGAATCTGACGATTGAGTTAGTAAAGAAATATAGATTATGACCCACACACTCGATGAAATAAAGAAGATGTTGGAAGGGATTAAATCTCCTTCTTGGAAGGTCACTTATGATAATGATGATAGAGAACAGTTTTGGCATGGAATCATATGTGGTGAAGGGGACGGATGCTTCTTAATTGAAGACAATCAAACAGATCGACAGTTTTGTGTTGTTGATGGGGATCTTAAACTTGAAGCTGAATTCATCGCCTCAGCCCCTCAAATCATCTCTGAGTTGGTAGAGGAGGTGGAGTATTGGCAAAAGAGGCATGCCGATTTATCAAATAATAAAACCAATGAATATCATGCTGGATATAAAGACGGGTATGACGAAGCTAAGCATGGAGCGGAAGCCAGATACTCTTTGGTAAAGGAGTTGAGAGAACAAGTTCAATTGTTGATGAATAAAAATAAAGAACTTGAACCTGCGGCTTTTGCTTTCACACTAAGCCAATATAGTGATCGAGACCCTATGAGAAATGAAATATACCGACTAATGAAAGACGCTCAAGAAAGACAGAAGGAAATTTTCGAACTAACATCTACAATAGATGTATTGAAAATAAGACTTATGGGCAATGATAACAAAACAAAAAGTTAAAAAGCCAAGTTCATGAGAAAAATAAAAAACCCAAGCTCCTTAGAGATTGGGGCCAATAAAACGCTAAGTTTTACTGGGATGTCTATTAGATGAGTAACTTATTTATAATAAAAAGTCAAAAGGATTAAAAAAGTAAAATGATTGAATCCATCCTATCCGAACGCCAAAACACGTATGGCGAATTCATTGACAACGCAACCATAAGTCAACTCCTAAAAGATGTTTTAAAAAAGGCTCCTAGTTATTCGCGATTAACTCCAATTCAAAAAGAATCCCTAGAAATGATGATGAGCAAAGTCTCAAGAATTGTGTGTGGAGATCCTAATTACAAAGATAGCTGGGTTGATATTGCAGGGTTTGCAACCTTGGGAGGGGATGGGATGTGAAACCAGTCTCCAAAATGACAGCTGAGGAAGTAGAAGAAAGAGTAAAATCTATTTTGGATAAAATGGCCAATAATTTGAGTAAGAGGGTTTTTCATCCATGTTCAAAAGAGTGCGAAGTGGATCACATAAGCATTGCGCAGCTTGCTATGGAATGTGGTGAAAAATATGGGCCTTTTGATGGGATTAAATCGAGTGAAACCAGTCTCCGAAATGACAGATCAAGAGTTGAATGAGTGGGTTGGTGAGAAGTTGATGGGTTGGAAATTAAAAGTAATTAAAGCTTCTAATGGTAAGATTATTAGATGGCATAAACCAAACAATCAAGTCTCTTGGGGTTATGATGAGATAATTTTTTTTCCAACAGAAGACCTCAACCACACCCACCTTATGGAAGAGAAGATTAGAGAGATGGCTTCTAATCAAGAAACTTCTCCTTGGGAATGGTACGTGATGAAGCTGCAAAGAATTTGTAATAAAATGGGATATTGTGGAGAGATTCATGCCTCTGCCAGACAACGCTGTGAAGCGGCTTTCTTGGCGTTTGGAGGGAAGGGTGAGTAAAAGAGAGCTCAGAAAACTTGATCAACAAATCGCCGAGAAGGTGTTTGGATTTGAACTAATTATCTCTAATGGTTGGGATAAGATCAGAGTTACCAATAAACAATTAAAGAAATATTTTCCTTCAATTTATAACCATAATCACAAAGGAACTTTTCCTTATAAAAAAAGAAAATTCATGGAATTGCCTTTGCCTCAATATTCAAAAGATCTCTTAGAAGCTTTTAGAATTTTGAAGGAATTTGAGCGTGATTATCAAATATCCATTGTTTATGGTTCTAGCCTTAGGTCAAGCCTCCCATGGGCTACTATTCGAAATGGAAAGGTTGCTTTTTCTGCAGAAGGTAAAACTATCCCAATTGCTATTTGTCAGGCTGCACTAAAGCTATGGGAGGAGAGGAAACTTTCTCTTTCTCCTCCACATGAGCCGCATGAAGCTTCTTGTAAAAATACAAAATAGGTTCACAAAGATTTAGACCTTGAGCTTTTACGGCCACATTCAAAATTTCTAAAAGAGTATTGCCTTCTTGTTCTGTTAGTTCAAGTTTCATTGTTTTAAAAATAAATTATTAATTTAATTATGTATTATAGAATATGTTTTGCCGTTTTTTGAACAAACAACAGACCCAACAGCTTTATCGATAGGTAAGGCTTTTTTAAAGTTCCCTTTTGCGTCAGTGGAGATTTTATCACCATTGGAAAGTGGATGAGAAATAGGAACGATAGATGGGCCTATCCCTACGCATTGAACTTCCCAGCAATTTGAGTTGTTTAAATTTTTTAATATTATCCCGTGAATCTCACCGCCATTTTCCGGTTTTTTTATTTTCCAAAAACCATTTACAAAATCATCAAAAACAAACCCCTGTCCTATAACAAAATCATTACTTTTATTTGAAATAACATACATAATATTGCCTCTTAAAAAAAGGTGATTGCTAAAACATACCCACCCGCACCATCGCCACCTTTACCAGAATTTTTGCCATTCTCGGCAGCGCCACCACCGCCGCCACCACCGCCATAATTGCCACCATTGCCACCATCCCCACCGTTAACAGTAGCAGGTGAATCAGACCCAGCGCCGCCACCGCCACCAGTCCCAGGCCCATAACTTCCAAAAGCTGTCCCATTTGTACCGGCTTGACCAGCGGAAGAACCGCCAGGAGTGAAAGCATTGTTATTATATCCAATTGTTCTTCCGGCTGTGCCACCAGTGCCACTAATACCACCGCCTCCAGCCCCACCACTAGGGGCACCATAAATCGAATCAACTGAATCAATGCCATTTACTGTAAGTCCTAATGCTCCATTTGACCCATTAAATTGAGACCCTGTAGTGCTCGCATTGCCAGGGCTACCAAAAATAATGTCTCCCCCGATCCCTTGAGTACCACCAGCGGCTAAAATATATGTTCCAAAAGAACTATCACCACCCATTACTCCATCATTTCCAGTTGTATCATTTATAGTAATTGCAGCGCCCCCTGTTCCACCTGCTCCAACAGTGACAGAAACAGTAGCTGGCAAATCCGCTGTTTTAAACCAACCCTCACTAATACCACCAGAAGCAGCACCGCCACCCCCCGCAGCATTCCCAGCGGTCCCGCGCCTACCAGAACCACCACCACCGCCACCGGCAATCATTTTGACATAGGTCATTGAAGTGGCAGTTACACCACTTGGCTTCGTCCAAGTTCCACTCGAGGTAAAAAATTGAGAATCAGTAATAAATCCTAATGTGCCGCTAGCATTAGGAGCTGTAAGAGTTCGAGTGGTTCCTGTAGTAATTCCGGAGGCTTCAAATTTTAATTGTTTTGTTGTGTCACTATTGTCCTGAATAGTGAGATTGCTGTCTTTAACAGTAATTGAGTTGGTATTATCTAAAGTTTTGTTGGTAAGAGTTTGAGAGTCAGAATCACCAACAACTGCCCCCGATGGCGCAGTTTTACCTGCCCAAGTGGTGAGATTTGCATTGTATGCTTGGACATCAGTCCCAATTATCAAACCTAAAGCAGATCTATTTGTTGAAGCACTACCACCAATAAAATTATTATTGCTCATGGAGATCCTTTCGATCCCCATCCCCGCGTCCTAATTTCAATTTAATGTTTAAACAATAAACCAACCCGTGCCGCCATTGGTATAAATGGTGACGCTCCCGTAATTTGTATTGATTGCGTAAGTTGCAGCGCCGTTGATGAGCTCAGCGCCATCAGGGTCAATCGTGATATTGTTAGCTGCAGCGCCACCGGATTCGTCCATGATAATGTAATATTTTCCAACCCCGACTGAAGCGATTGAGGGCAGGGTAATTGTACGAGCGGCAGCGGTAGATGTTACAGCAATTATGAGATCATCAGTTGTAGCGGTATAGCTAATAGCAGTTGGAGTGCGCTTTAAAGTTAGGCTTCCGGCCAAATGTAGGGTAGAGTTTGGGGAGGCAATGCCAATCCCGACCTTACCACCTAATACAGCAAAAACGTTATTAGCCGAAACAGTGTACCCGCCTGTATCGAGTGAAAATCCAAAAGATCTTGTCCCGCTTACCGTGATGCTTTGGCCAAATCCATAGCTTCGATCACCGCTCACATTCACAACAGCTCCGAGAGCGTAACTACGATTACCACTCACAATTACTTGATCACCAAAACCGTAACTTAAATCACCAGAGACAGTGCTAGTGTTACCTATTAATCCACTGCCAACTCCTGTTACGGAATTATTATTGCCAAAATTAAAACCACCATTTGCTATAGTAGATAATCCTCCAACCGACAAACTTGCGTTGACTGAATCAAAATTAAAAGTGGAATATCCTGTAATAGAGCTAGCCCCATTAAAGACAGCTACTTGCCCAGCAGCTCCACTTCCTGAAATAGCTCCAATGGAAGCGGCTGTTACACGTTGAAAGAGTTCCATTAGTTGACCCTCCAATAGACGAAGGTCACTCCTTCACCGTTCACCGTTGAGTTAATGTAGAGTTTTGAAACGTCTGTGGTTTCAATAACAATTCCATCGCCAGCATTTAAATAAATGCCTGTGGTGTCATCATTGGTAACCGTGGAACCACCTACATAAATTCGACCGGTATTAGTTCTTTTGGCTTGAATTAAAACTTGAATGGTAGGAGTAGCACTAGAAACCAGGGCTACCTGAGTTCCGGCCGTGGTTACGTTCTTTTGGCCAGTACTGAAAACCTCACTCGTGTAAGGCTGTGCTGTATAAGTCGCAAGTGCGGACATAGTCACCTCTGACTATCCCCGCCGCACTAGGAGTTAATTTTTAGATTCTATAAAGAAACAATTTGAAAATCAAATATTAGTTCGCATAATATCGATTATGTTAAGTTTTATTTTTTCAATGTTTTAACTAACTGATTTTCCTTACCTTTTACCAACCCTCTCGATAATGTATAAGCAATCGTCCCCACCGTTGCCGCAACTACCGCGTATTTAGGCTCGAGTTTATCTGCTAAAGTTGCTGAAGCTGCACCAACTACAGTCAATGCCGTTAACCAAAACTCGCTTGTTTTAATTCCTGATTTCATAAATCCTCCTTTGAAAAATTAGCCGTTCCATCTGGCCCGATAGCCCCGAACGTCTACGTGTAAAAAATTCTTGTAACGACCTAAGCCGTCGGCATCCTCGAAAACATCCGCTAGTTTCAACATATCCTCACCAGAAACGACGATGTCGGCCGCCTTGCCTGTCATATGGATTGAGCCTTTTTTCCCGCCTATGTCTCGATTGTGACGCGTACAACGAAACCCTGAGTTGATTGTGATTGATTTACCTAATCGGTCGCGTTTCTTTTCAAGGTAATCGATTAAACCATCATCGACATAAGTCACGGTGCAACTTGGATAAAAGCACTTGCATTGAAACTCGAGCGCGTTGAAATGCTCGCTGAGTTTGTAGCCTTTGTTTTTTGGGTATTCTCGAACCATATTAAGAAAATTTCTTGCTAAAAAATCCGGTTAAAAGAGAAACAATGACCGAGATGATTGGAACCAATATCTTAACAACCAAGTTTCGCTCGGATTCTAGTTTGAAAATCCTCTGCCCTTGAGTCTCAAGCATCTTTCGATGCTCACTTTCATTTTTTCGATTATCGCTTTGAAGCTCTTCGAGTTTGTACCAAATTTTTTCGAACATCGCTGAATGCTCTTTAGAATGCCTGTCAACGCGCTCTTTTAGTGTGTTAACCACCACGTAGCTTTCATAGATCATTTGATCTTTGTTGATGTCGGCTTTCATGGTTATCTTTTCTTTTTAGAAAACAATTCTGGTTTGCGTTTCTTATCCGCTTTTTCTTCAATCTCTTTAGCTTCCTCATCCGCGGTTTCCATATCTTCATCTTCTAAATCATCATCCCCATCATCATCGGCGACCGGTTTTACATCCTTATTTTTAGGAACCTTGGCGCCTTTCTCAGCCATTGCTTTAAAGAACTCGTTTAAGTTGAATCCTTTACTATCCTTTTCTTCTTTCTCTTTAGTTTTCATCTGCGCTTTCACGTAACCCCCTTGAAGCTTTTAGCTCTTTGATTTGTTGAATAACCTTATCGGTTAAAATACCTTTTTGCTTTAATTCTTCCCAAACTGCCTTACCTTCTTCCGAATCCAACTTGTTAAAATGATTATAAAGAAACCGTGCCCTAGTTCCATCTTCTGCCCCAAGCGCCATTATCGCTTTATCCGCCGAGCTTAAATTCGCTTTCTTTTCTTTACTGAGTTGCAAAATCTTTTTCGCCACATCCGGCTTTTCCTTTTTAATTTGATCAAATCGAGCGTTCGCTACCTCTCTAGGTAAACTCTCTCCTTCATCCAAGAAAGCTTTAGCCTCTCGATAAACATCCTGTTTTCTTGCCGCTCCTTGCTGAACCACTTCCTGCGCCTCAGTCGCAACCTTCTTATCTAATTCGCCCCCTCTAGCCTGGCTTAGCCTTCGTACAAACTCGGGCCCAGTTCCCAAGGTTAAAAGGTTCATCCATGGCTTGCCTTCTAATCGTTTAACTTCATCATCAGAAGCAATGCCTGTTAGGTTCAAAGCCGCATCAACCGCCCGAGTTGTCGTGTAGCCCATCCCTCCAAAAGTAGACTTAATCAGGTGATCTACTTTTAAAGGACTAACGCCTAAGGTCTGACCCACTTTATTAGCCACAAAACTTGTATTGGGTAGCGTTTGGCGTTCAGGGGGCAAATCTTTGCTAGGCTGACGATCAATATAATCAGGAACGATCGGCTTATTGAAATAGAAGTCTTTATTGTAAAGGTTTTCAGCAACACCCTTTAAAGGTGGAGGAATTAAAAAGTTAGATAACCCTTGAACAGAAGGCTCAAAAGGAAGGACTGCTCCAGTACCTGCACTCAAGAATTCTTTAGCCATTGAGCCTACCGTCTGAGGATCCACATCATGCAGGTGTTCAATGTACTTCGTCATTGGACGAATTAAATTCGAAATCCCTTGAGGTTTAGGAATCTTAATTACTCCATCCCATTGTTTGGTTTTCTCGTTGAAGGATGCCCAAGGAGTAATGATAACAATATTATCATCTTTCTCCTTTTCGTTCAAATCGGCATAAATTTTCTTACGTTCAGGATCATTTAAGTTATAGAGCGTCGCTAAAGCACTAGGCACAGCAGCTAAAGCCACAATCTTAGCAGTAGTCTTTCCAGGAGATTCATGCAGTCTACGAACCAAAGTACGAGAGCCCTGAATGCCAGCATTGAGATAGGGAGAAACACTGTTTAATACAGCACCCCATTCACCTTTTCTATAAAAATCTGTAGTGGTTTTACGTGCCGCTAAGGCTGCTTTAATCTGAGCATCAGCTGGCGAAAGTCCTGCCTTAATCGCTGCATCATATGCCGCTTTGGCTTGAGCAATACGAGTCGTGCGCTCACCCACATTGATGACATCTTCAATATTTTTTAAGATATGAAGAGGATTAGCTCGAAATTTAATCTTACTCGCTAGGTCTCGATCGGACCGAATCTCTTTAACGTTCTTTAGAAACTGCTCACGAAAAGGATCAAACGAAGAATCCATCGCCCCTTCACGAGCAAGCATATCGGAAAACTCACCGCCTTTTAATGCTTGCTTCAACCCAAAAGGAGTCGATAAGGCTCCGCCTCTAGAATTCTTGGAAAGCGTTAAGGCATGGCCTGTGTCTTTGATTAGGTTCATCAAAGCAAAAACAGGGTTCACTCCTGTTGTACCAGCTTTAAAAACCAAGCTAGGCTTTCTTAGGATACGAGCCAACAAACCAAATTGTTGAACATTAAGGGATTTGGCAGCGGCGGCGATTTCTGGATCAGTTTCCCAGATTTCTTTCTCTCCATTCCTAAACAATTCTACTTTCCCCATTCCCTCACTAGGCTTCTCATCTGGTTTTAGTTTGCGAAGTCCAAATGGGTTTCCTTCTAGTTGATGCTGTTCAACCAAATATTGAGTGGTCTTATTCCTCTCCCCTTGCATGAACGCATCAGCGGTTTTCTCCATCAAAGAAGCGATCGGGCTTTCAATTTCACGTAAAGACCCAGTGGATTTTTGAACTACAGTTTGTTTGCTAAGAGACGCTGGGCCTTTAGGTTTAAAAGAAGATGGAACAACTTCAAGCTCGTTAAACACGCGATTGAGCGGTACGTAATTAGGGTATTGTTCTTTAAGTCTGGCAGCACTTTCTTTGCTGATCAACCCAGCATCCACTGAATAATCGAGAAGCTTTTGAGCGTAGTTTTGAACTACCTTAGCATGCTCTTCAAATTGAGGAGCTTTAGCTTCTAAAAACTGCCGATCAAGTTCCAAATCACGTCCAGAAGTTTTACCAACCACTTCTCTTTCAGGAGCGTGTTTTGCTATTAAATACTGATCGAGCACATCTAAGTCTTTCACATTCTCTAAAGACTTAATCACCCCTTCTAATCCATTATCCTTCATAAACTGGCCGGCCATGTTCACAGCCCGAAAAGATTTATCAATTCGATCGGTTAAGCGCTCTGTACGACTCAGTCCAAAAGGAGCTTGTTCAGGGTTATTCTTCTCCCAAGTACGTAAAGCGTCTTCAAGAGGCGCCACAGAATCTACAAGCTTTACTTTTAATTCCCGCTTTAAATCACTGGCACGCTGCACTAAAGAAGATTTCTCAGCTTCACGCGCCACCTCTCGCTGGCGATTCATGACCTCTGCGTAAAGATCAGGATCAAAGTTTTCCCCTTGCTCCCTCAAAACCTCATGCATCTTCTTGCCGCTGGCCTTAGCTTGCTGCTCAATCTCAGCCACTTTATCCAAGCGAGCTTTTACGATAGGATCTTTTTCAAAAAGCCTCTGTAATCCACCGAGACCAGAACCTAGATAGATTGATTCGGGTCGTTTTGGTGTCCCTTGAGAAATCGTTGCCGGTTGAGCTTCTTGTTTAAGTTGGTTGGCTATCTCGACCGGCAATTCAGCTGGAGTAGTTTGAATCGGAGCCGCTTTCTTAAAAGGAGAGAGAGCGAGTTTGTTAGTTTTATAAGTCATGACTAATTTCTTAAAAGGAGAGAGAGCGAGTTTGCCAGCTCCATAAGTCATGCCTAAGTTAGCTAAGGTTTCGAGGGCATTTCGAGTAGAGCCTTCAACATCACCTTCGTTTATGCTTTGAATAGTGTTATCAATTCCTTCGAGACTACCCTTTACCATTGAGGGAGCAATTACCGCTGCAAGAATAGGCCCAAGAACAGGAACGGCTAAGCCTGCACCGGTCGCAATACTCTTCGGAGTAGAAAAACCAGAAACTAAATTAGAAATCGCATCCCGAGTACCACGACCAACTGCATTTATATTAGCATGCAACCCATTAGGATTGTTTGCAATTTCTTGATCTAACTCTTCTTGAATAGATTTAAATCCTTCAGGCTCTTCTGCTAATTTATTAAGAAGGTTTTTGATCGTTTCAGCTTGAATCAAAGGCGTCTCAATAAACTGATTCATCGATTCCCGGGGGTAATATTTTTTGTCTGCGATGAGTTGATCAATCTCTTCTTGAGGGATATTAAAACCGGTTCCAACAATACCATCAAATGGCCTGAGGTCATTGCTCCCTTGAACAAAACTTGAGGAAATAGCCTTTAAAGGATTTTGAGCAGTAGCAACCGGTTTCTTTGCAATGGGAGGAGTTTTATTAGCAATATCCTCAGCGCCCCACTTCTGTTTAAGCTCATTTATTTCGGAGGTAATGTCGCGCTTAGGCCCACCACTTACAACGCTTGATGCAGTGGATTTAATCAATTCTTGAGTGGGAGTTGGCAACTCTTCAGCTCCCCAACTTTTTCTCAGAGCATTAATCTCTAAGGCTAGTTTAGGGTCAACGGATTTAACTGGTTTAGGTTGATCAATAGGCTGCTCATTAGAATCAAACTCATCATCACCCAAATATTCGGTGTGAATATGGTTATTATTATGAACTGAAGCTTTCACTCCAGGCTGTCTATTATAATAATTCAAAGCCTTGTTAATCTGCTCTTTGCTTAATCCTGCAATACCCTGATCTAAAGCTCTCCCTGAAGAGTGCCTTGAAACCTTGGCTTTTCCCGGTACCTTCAAAGCGTCTTGCTCTTCTTGGGTTCTAAAGCCACTGGTAAAAGTTGGTTTAAAACCAGTAACCGTTTCAAAATCTTCAGCTATTTTTTTAAATTTTGGTTGTATTTGTTCCCAACGCAAAGACTTCCCTTCAGGGTTAGCTTCAGGCAAAGAAGGTGGAGTATAGCCCTCATCGGACCATTTCTTTCTTAACGCTTTAATTTCTTCATCTAAAGGGGGCATAGTTAGAAGGGGTAGTCTCCACCTGAAGAAGCGCCACCTCCGGAAGAAGAACCTTTTTTAGGAGCGGTTTTAGCTTCATAACGTTTCACCAAATCAATCTCGTCGGGAGTAATGGTTGAAGGGTCGGTGGCTGTCATGATCTTGTGTTTGATAATGCGATATTGATAGTCTTCATCCTTCTTCAACCCAGCATCAATGCCTTCTCGCCTGATCTTTTCACCAGCTTGATGATGACGTTGAGTTTCTCCCAATCGTTGTTGGCCAAGACTATTTTGCTGACTAAGCCCCTGCTCTCTCAAATCTAAACCACGATCTTTCAATCCAAGGTTCTCATTGCGATATAAATTTAAATCATTGGCTTTGGTTTGGTTTAAATCAAAGAGGCGGTCGCGATTATATTGATCCATTTCACGATCATATTGCTCATTTCTTCCCTTATTTAATCCGGCTAAACCTGCCATGCCACCCATCACAGCGCCTTCGCCTTTAATGCCTGAAATCAAAGCCGGCAATCCAATCGCTAGGATCTTTTGTAAAATAGTGTGCTTGGGCATTTGAGGCCTTTGCAACCCTCCTTGGCCTGTGCCCAAAGCCATTGGATCATCACCCGGAAGAATAGAATTTGATCTAGAAAATAAATTAGGTTGTCGATTCATCATAACGATCTCCTTAACGAAGCCCCTCGAATTGCTTGACCGGCAGAAGAAAGCCCACTTACTCCTGCTCCAATTGCAGCTGCTCCAGGGATAGGAAGAAAGGAGGCAATTTTCCCAAATAAATCTAAAAATCCCCCTCCCCCACTTTGTTGAGCTCCTGCATTTTGAGATTGGATCATCATTTGTAAAAGATTTGTTAAAGCTTGGGTTCCTTGATCTTCATAATTTCGCTCATCGCCTAACGCTCCACGCTTAAATCCTTCACGATTTAAAGTTGTATCGGCCATGGCTTGCAGATTTCTAAATTGCTCAGCCGCAGATTGCGCTCTATTCTCTTCGTTAAACTTAGCCGCTCCCATCAAAGAAGCTTCTCTGGCTCTAGCTTGCTCATCCCCAAACTCAGCGCCTCTCAAATTCTCAGAAGCTTGCTGAAGCTGTTGCTCTTTCCCAAGCTGTGTCCCTTCTTGCATTCTCTCCAATCCAAGCTTGGTCGATAGATCGGCTAATTGCTCACCGGTATCTCGATTAGATTTCTGACCCAACTTTGCTAACAATCCAGGTCTGCGAACTCCCACACTCTCTCGAAGCTTCTCTAAAGACCCAGCGCCCTCTCGACGAATGTTCTTTGAACCCACGTCATAAGCGTCATTGTAATATTGGTTTGGAAGTGTACTAAAATTAAACTGTGCAGGAGTATAAGTTTGAGGAGTGTAACTTGAGGTGTAATAGTTCGAAGCTCCAGCCGGCGGAGGAACACCTTGATTAGGCATTGTTCGTGTTAAAACTCTTCTGCCAGCAATATTAAGACCAGCTTTACGATAAGCTGGAGTAGCCCCAGCTATAGTACTAGGAACACCCACATTACTCGCAAACCCTTGGATGGCTTGATTCACTGGATTGAGATCATAACCCGAAGTGGCCTGACGCACGCCTTCAGCGCCAGAAAGTGGGTTATCTAAACGATCATAGATTCGATCTCTTAACTTATCTTCATACTCTTTGGTATGTTCAGACTGATAAGTTTTTTGCTTTTTGCCACCGAATAAAAAACCTAAAGGATTCCACATAATTATTGATCTCCAAAATCTTAATAATAAGCCAAATAACGAGTAACACCGTTGACCAGAATGGGAATTCTACCAGTAGCAGCACCACCGCCTCCGGTAGGGTCTGTGTTGTCTTGTGGAACGCTAAACATATATTTGCCTGCGCCTGACATGCTCCCCATTTCAATCCCAATAGCCCCACCCGTTCCTGCATTCACAGGTTTTACAACAATTCCTGTAGCTGCTAGAATGTTACTATTGATTGAAACATCGATATCAATTCCATAATAGTTTGAAGCACTATCAATGTTTAAATATCCTGAAGTTATATGAAGATCACCACTGCTTCCAAAATAAGTATTCTCTGAACCGTTTGTTCTGACATAGAGCTTATTGGCTAAGTAACTAAACCCGTAGTCACTAGTAGATGTTAGCAAAAATCTATTATTTGAATTTTCGACGCTGGAATAATTTGGAGTAATCGAAAATGATGCAGAACCATTTGTGAAAAAGGCTAGAACATTAGCAGAGCTTTCACTGATATAAGTGTCGCTCCCACCATCCAGATATAGTTTTTTGGTAGCCTTTAAGATAAAGTCTTGAGTGTTCCCCAATGTTAGATCAGTAGTGTTTAAAGCCATCCTATCTACGCCACCCGTTTCAAAAGATAATGTATCAGCGGACGACTCACGAATAGAGGTATTGGAACCGCCATCAAAATAAAGCTTTTTGGTAGCTTGCAGACGAGCATCAACGGTAGTCCCAAAAGTGACCGTAGTAGTCTCAATCGAAAGTCGGTCTGATCCACCTGTTTTAAAAACAATCTGATCCGCAGCATTCTCTCGAATAGAAGTATTACTGCCACCATCTAAATAAAGTTCAGCACCTGAAAGAATGCTAGTTGTACCTCCAGCACCAACCGCAAAAACAGTTGTTGGCGTACCGTTATAATCAGCAATGCACTTCAAATAATTAAAATTACTACTAGCCAAAGCGTCCGACGAGATAGTTAAAACCGTCGAGGCTCCACCATAACCATCTCCACTCCCATGAAACCGGTTTGCGTTGGCGGTTGCAGTCGAAAAAAGATTCGTATTATTAAAGGTTAAGTTACCTGAAAACGTAGGACTGCCCGCAACCGTACCTGACAGGGTAGGCGTAGCAATAGTTGGACTGGTATCCAGAACAAACTTGCCTGTACCCGTCTTATTTGCAGAAGCCACATTCGATGAGTCGATGTTCGAATACAGCTCATCAAACAACTGCATGACCTGATTGGCGTCCGCTAAGGTTCCGTTAACCAGCGTTAAGGGCTTTATTGCCATAAGGTTGACCTGCCTTCATGATCCCGTATCCCCTTGGTTTGCCCTTTGATTGAATAAAATGTTTAGTCTTCTCGCAATCAAACGCTTGTGACCCGCTTTCACACACGTTTGAAACTATCTCTTCTAAGTTCGGTTTCTCTGCACACCGCGCGCACATGGGCAGCATCATCACGTGCCCATCTTCAAAGTGTAACTTGATGTTTCGATAAGTCGGTGTCGGTCCTGTAATCTGGCCTTCGCAATTCATGACCAAGATCTTTTCAGGACAACACACGCACTCACCCACTTTATAAGCTCGTTTCATGCTGCTTGCCTCGCAAACAAAGATTTGTTTTGAACATTCAAAGCAAAGCCGTTTATTTGAAATGGTTGTCCAGCCTCTCTATGTTTGAACGCAACTCGGATTGCTCTAAATCGTAAGAACTTTCTAAACCGCTCTGTGAAAACTGCCCGCGCTCCCCAAAAGGCTTGACCCCAAACAAAAGCTCCCCAAATGGAATTATTGGCAGTCAGATCGATATCAATTGCGAGTTGATTGTTGGTGTCTTGATCAAAATCTTTTTGCAGGATCATGCTGATAGTGTAGGCGCCGGAAGAGTTCACGTTTACCCAAATATACCAAAGCTGTTTTAATACTTCGTAGGATTCGACCACTTCTTTCCAGTTGCTATACCAATAAACATCATACCCACCGATAGTGTACTGGCTGGTTGAATCTGGCGTTACATTCCAGGCAGGAGTTACAGTTAAAGTAGTTGCAGTATTAGCGGTCACTGTACGCACTTGATTAATACCAGTACCATCAATCACTCTAACTCGCATTCCTATATAAGCGTTCACGGTCCATATTTGAGTCGAATCTGTTAAAGTACTCGCGGCCCCTGAAGTCGCAGTTCCATTCACCACTGCGCCATCTCCAAAAATGGTTGGATCATCAAGCTTCCAAAGGAACCCGTTATAATCGCCAGAATAGAGATTAATAACCCCATTCACCACAAACTGCCGTAAAGCACTGGCATTGATATTATCCCACACCTGCCACACCGGCTTTTGTTTCAAGATCGATTGTGTCTCGTTGTAAATGATGATGCCGTCATTCTGACCAGCTCCCGAACTAATCGGAACACCGATCATGATTTTGGCGACGTTGGGCGTGGTGTAATACTCCATGCACACCGACTCACTGGCTGAAGCAGCAATTTGGTTAAAGAGCGGATCGATTTTGATCGAAGCTGGAGCGTCGGTTCTAATTTCGCTCTGAGAAAAGTCGGTTGGATTGAAGACATAAAATTTCTTATTGGTCGCTAAAATATAAGCCGCGGTCTCTCCAACCATACAACGATTATTCAAAATTCCAATAACCGAGCTAATCCGACGCGGAGAGTTTGTTTCAGGGTCTCCATTTAAAACCCAAATGCTGCGATCAGTGCCGAAGATTAAAGCGCCGTACAATCGCTTGATGCACTTCACTGGACCATCAAAGATAAAAAAGTTTTCAGTGGGAGCATACCAAGGCTGATTGACAGGGGTGTAATAAACATCGGTCTTTTGGGCCGCATCTACAATGAACATCCGACCCATATACTCTTCAAACACCGCACTTGTGGGGACTGCCTGTCGATCAAAACTCGCTTCTGCAAACGCACTAATAGTAGCGGTGTTATCTGCGTAGGTTGTGGTTACGTTATCAGCGATCGTAGCCCCTACCGTCACTCGATGAATCGCGCCAGTTCCTAGTTGTCGATAAATCACCCGAGCATTGACTTGAGGATCAGTTGAGACAGGAATATTACTCAGCAAAATTTGACGATTGGCTGCAATGGTAACGGTAGCGGGCGTAGCATTAAGCTCGCTTTCTTGCACAATTACACCGCCCACCGTGCGAGCAAAAGCAACGTAATAGGTATAGTCCCCTGCTCCCAGGGTTCCAACTCCGTTATCAGCTGCGGTCATCGTAGAAGCTGGCCTTGCAATGCTCCAATTTGTCCAAGTCGTGCCATTAAACTTTAAGTTGGTATCAACCCCATTACCCCAAAACGCGTATTCATCGTCATTGGTGACCATGAACTCAATATCTGGAATGGGTAAACTTGCACTCAAACCAGTTACCATATTGGTTGGAGTCGTTAAACTTTGTTTAATGGTGGTGCCGGCACAAATAATCTGAACCGCTGTACCATCCGATTTGCGATAATCGTACAATAACAACGTGCGTGGAGCTCCGCTCATCTGAGCAGGAATGCCTCCGCTAATGTTCATGATACGGCTTCCATTACGAGTCAGAGTGGCTCCGTCAGGTGAAAAATCCATGTTGAGCATGGCCGTGCACTCGTCAGCCGGAGTCTTGATGGGAGAATCTTTGAGGTTTAGGCCTCCTCCCAAATCGTAGTAGTCAATTTTATTAAGAGGCAGACCCATTAATAATACCACTGATTGAAGGGAGAATAATTGATCCCAGCATAAGTCACCTTGTCGGGGTACTCATACCGATTCAGACCATCCATAAAGACCACTTGCAACTCAGCTAAACGATTTCTAAAAGAAGCAATATCCGACACGCCGCCCATACCGTCCTTGGCTTCCAGGGCTGCAATGGTTGCGTACAATTCAATGAGAGGTTCGTGGACTACCGAAAAGTTATCATCAAAAGTAAAGCTGTCAGCAGAACCAGAACTAGGAAAAGTGGGGGCGTACACATATTCAAGTTTTAAGGCGTTGGTTTCGTTGAACTGAGGCGTTGGTTCAAAGATGAGATTCATTCCGCGCATGCGATACGAAGGCAACCAGCCGTAACCGGTGTTGATTCCCAACGTATAATTGGGCGTAAAGCGACGCTCATCTTCTCTACAGGGCCATGTGCCATTGGGCAAATAGCGCTCAATGGCACTGACCGAGTAGAAGGGCGGGGATAGGGAGCTGACTGAGTAAGCCGCTTGATTAGCGACCACATCAATGTTTGTCGTTGTTTCGAAATAGCCTTCGCCCTCGCTTATCATAAGTAAAAAATACTGTTTATAAGCTGTCCCTATGTACTGATTTAGCTCGCCGTTGGTGTAGAATTCGGCGGTCGCTTCCCCTAGGTTATTCCGAACGTTACCTCTGATAACGCTCAGTTGAGAACCCATTCACTCTACCTCGTTTGTTTACTCTGGTTTGATTGCTTTGGTTTTTCTGCTAATCCTGTTTGCACCAACGCATTGGCTAACTCTTCAGGATTGCGATTCTCTCTGACGCTAGCAAACCCTCGAATTTCCACTTCGGGATCGACATGCTCCACGACTTGGAAGTTCCAAGGCACTTGGTTTCGCACCACGTTCTTTTCTTGGTCGGTTGAAATTGAAAGGTTAACGCCATCAAAGGTGTGAACTTTGCTAGAAAGATCGGTTCCGGTCAGAATCTTATCGAAGCTTTCTTTCCAGATTTTGTATTGCTGCATGGCTTGAGGCTCGTTCAACGTCACTCCTTGCAGTTTCTTCTCGTCCATCCAGCGTTGGAAATTGTAGATGCGCTCTTCTAAAAACGCGCGGTATTGAATCGCTGCCTTCTTCGCTTCAGTCGCCCAATCCATACCGGCCTTGAAAGGAAAGATGCCCCATTGACTATTTTGTTGATAAATAAAATCTGCCAAATGATCGGGAATCTCTACGTAGTAAGGCACGTCCGGACGATCTGGGAATTGGTGAAGGTACAAGCTCTTCAAACGAAAAGCTCGGCCGTCACACATGACTCTTTTGTCTTCAAACGAGATGTTATAAAATTTCATAGTTTACCCCTTTGCGTATCCCGCCGTTGCATCTGAAACAGGCATGCCCATAAATTGCCGGTAAGCTTTGTCCAAAAACACGCGGTCTTCTCTTAAATAGTCGGCAAAATCAGCGTCGCGCTTGGATTGAATCCGTTCTTGCTGATAGCCCTCTTCATACTCTAACCACTTTATAAACTGATCAGGGTTGTGGTCTCTTCGTTCTGCCTGATCCTTTAGCCTTCGCACTTCGAGCAACAGCCAATCCCCTACTGGCATAGGATTGCCGAGCTTATCCTCAGCAACCTTGATGATACGCCATAGGTAAGGGTTGTCGATCCTGGGAGCTAAGATCATCCAGCGTTGCTTGGTTTGATCGAAGATTAGCTTCAAAGTAGGATCGATAGTCTTAAGCCGCTTCTCGAACGTGGGATCAGTTAAAAGTCTAGTTGACCAATTTCTTCCCAACTCATCGGTTACAAAATCTTGCATAGTAAAAGAGAGGGGGCGGCCGTAGCCTTTAACCCCCTCTTAGGTTTCTTATTAGAACGTAGGTTCAGTTAAGTTGATCAAACGGCCATGGGCATTACGTTTGCGGGTAAATAAGTTACCGTACCAAATGTAATAGCCAGCAATGGCGTTAAATCCGGTTTTCTGGTAAAGTTGGTTGCCGGTGTAGGAAGCTAAACGAGGTTCATCGATCTGCATTCTTTCGATATACTCGGTGTTGTACATACCAACTTCGTTAAGCGGATAATCCTTCTCAATCATCCAGGTGAGATCGTTCCATTTCAGAACGGTGTGCCCACCTTCTACCTTAGCCGGTTCGTATCGAACCTTATTCAATTCAGTGTTGAGGAAGTTTCGGGCCTGCCCATAAGCCGACATCAAAAGATCAGGAGAGCTATCACCCACCCAAGACACGCGGTTGGCAATACGCTGCAACAGATCTTGAGAGACTGGCACGGCGCCAGCGTCGATGACATTGCCTTGCCATTCTGAGTAAGTTGAAGCGGAGATGCCTTCAAACGAAGTCCCGAGAGTGGTGGTGTCGCAGATCCTTTGAAGACCGGAGATTTCCTTGCCTTCAGTCGGTGCGTTATCCAACACCCCAGACATAACGATCAAATCGTTGTCGGTAAGGGTGACCGCGGTATCAACCGTGATGGTGCGAGTTGAAAAATTGATATTGGTGATTTTTACGCGCGAAGCTTCTTTGGTACCGCCAACCGCTGTCCAAGCGTCGATATACATATTGGCTCGAAGCAAGAAGGGGTTATCGACCACAATTGAGGTAGAAGCCACAACAGCTCCGTCCACCAAAGTGATTTGACCAGTACCAGTCCCCAATACTTGGCGGTTACACGAAGACATCAAACGAGAAAGAGTATCCTTCATCGTTGCGTCTAGAGTGTAGGCAAACGCCACAGAATCGGTTTTCGATAAAGCGATGCTCCGACCAGTCAATTCGAAGTTGGCTCGAATTTCCTTGGTGAGGATCGTCGCTTGAACTGGCAACGGATCTTGAGGATCAACGTTACCTTCGGTTTCGTTATAGGCTCGAACCGATTCGTTACCTCTCATCATGACGGGAATGAACACGCCCTGAGGAGAAGGTTTAATAGAACCAGGTTTAAAGCGGCTCCAAGAAGCGGCTTTCAAGTTTTGCTGAGCAGCAAATAAAGGGCTGCCCACATCATAGTTTCTTTTAAAATAATCCGTTAATGCAGTCGTATCGCCTGTCATAGGAGACTCCTTTTACCCGAAGGCCTCCGCTAAAATCTTAGCGCCTTCTTCGATGGTGTATGGTTGAGTCCCCGCCTTTGGTGATGCAATCGAAGCACTACGACTCCCTGTCGCTGGTACGTGCTTCGCTTTCCCTTGTTTTTTCATTTGAAAATCAGACCAAATGTTCATGGCCCGCTTGACGTTCTCGTAAGCGGCTTTCACCTCTTGAGGGGTTGCCATTTCCGGATTCTTAAGTTGGCTTAAAATCCCGTTTTCCAATTGGTCTAAAAGAATGCCGTTTCCCTGATAGTTGTCGTCCACCAACCCATCTTGCTTGAGGAGTTCTTTGAAAGAGCTCTCCACTACCTCTTGACGCTGTTGAATGGCCGATTGACTGGTCTGGGAAATTTGCTGTTTGAGAGAGGCTAGCTCTTGATCGCGCTGTCTCAACACATTGGCCAAGCCCTCAGGCAAATCGGCGTAAGGGTCTGGTTGTTGCTGAGCTTGCTGAGCGTTTGCGATAGGCTGTCCAGAAAGCAGCCCGATCAATTGTTGAAACCGTTGAGGATCAGCTGTTGACAAGTGCGTCAACGCTTGCTGGATCTCAACAGCATTACGAGTGGACTGCTCCAATTGCTGGTGTCGTTGTTCCAACTCACGAAACTTTGTGAGCTGTTTCTTCCAGCGATTATAAGGAATCGAACGGTTTTCTAAAGCTTCCTGGTCGGTCGCTTCAGTAGAGCCACCCTCTTCCTCGGGCGAGAATTCACCTGAATCTACAGTGGGCGATTCTGTAGGCGCGCTTATAGGTGTGTCAGCGCTTGGATTAACGCCCGCGTCTGTCATCTCGACAGTCGGTAGTCCGTCTAGCATTTGTTGCCTTTCTTCGCGTCCTGTCATCACGACGGTCGCGAATTGTGTTTCCCCTTTAACGTCGGTATCGAGACGAGCCGAAAACTAAATCTTATGCCACCATCTGCCCTTGATCAGGCATTGCCGGAGGCCCTTCAGGAGGAGGAGCGCCAGGAGGTAACATCCCTTGAGCTGCCATGGCTTGCATTTGAGATTGTTCCTGCTTTTGCTGCTCAGCCATTTCATGCTCTTGCATATGGGTTTCAAATAATTGACGTTGCTCAGGCGTGGCCCGCTCTTGAAACTCAGGGCTGAGATAAGTGGTTAAATGAGTCCCCATATGCACTGGAGTAACATCATATTTGGAAACATGAGCAGGAATTCCCTGCATCATGTTCTCATTTTCCCACTGAGCACGTTTCGCTTGAACGCTCTGTTCGGTCTCAAAACCTTCGAGGCCCATCTTCTCTAAATATTGCTCACGCACCTTCTCACCACGCGGCGAGTCTTCATTGAGCCCAATGATAATTCCGTTCTTGACCATGTCGTTATACATCGAGCGCTTGGCGGTCTCTGACTTAGGAACCATCGAGCCTTGAACAATTCGAACTCCAATCCCCTCAGAGAGGTCTTCCCCTTTAAAGGATTTGAGCTGAAACTGAAGCGCGTCCGGCGCCATAGTGCGCAAGTAATCGTCAATTGCTGGGTCAGGATTCTTTAGGAAGTCTCGAAGTAATCGCAATTTGCTGGTATAGGCCAAGCCATGAAACTCTTCCCAGCCTTGCACCACCATCGATTGCTGGGTATTGGCGTTTTCTAAAAGCTGTTCAATCGCAGCCGCAGCGGTAACGCCTGAAGGTGGCTTGCCTTGCATCACAAAGTTTGTTCCTACGATTCGAACCATCGCATCAATGAGTTGCTGTTTTTCCTCAAAGAACTGAGCAGGAAGCGGAGTACCCTGCATAACAAATGGCGGAGGAGCATTAGGAACCATGTTGTAAGTGTAGACATTGGCCCCTTCGCCGTTAAGAATTCCTCGCTTAAGCTGTTTCTCAGCCGCGCAAATGTTTGGCTTAGCGAGTGTGTTGGCGTTATGGATAATGGCAGTGTTGATTTCATTGATCCTCACTTGGATAGGTACCAACTGTTCAACTAAACTCTTGCCCCAGAATCGGCCGATATACGGCTCGTAACTATAAAATTTGTAGGGGTGCCATTGAATCGGCTCAGCTCCGAAGAAATAAGGCGAGTCATAAGCGTAAACCAACTGACACCCTGCCACGATCAACAATCGACCGTTAGGAAACTCGTCATTGGGTCGTACGTAGATTTCATGGACTAGAGTCTTGTCCTTCATCGGCCCGCGTCCACCGCCAAAGATCGAATAAATCGGGGTCGCGTACTTCAATTGCTCGAACATGCCGATGACATCGCCCGTCGCTGAATCCTCACCAATCAAGTGCGCTTTGCCCGTGTAGCCCTCTTCCTGCTTATTATAGGCCTCACGCGCCCACTCGATGGGTTTAATGTAGGTTTCTAGAATCCAAGGGAGGTTGTCTCGCTCGGTCTCTTCAGGGTCAGTTGAAATAGTAAACGGAGTATTGATTGAAACCGCGTTGCTTCCAATCCGGCTACGCTTGGTCATCACCTGCCCAGTTTGGGGGTCAGTGACCTCATTACCGAACTCGTCGTGCACAATCCATTCAGCGTCCTTGGTAACGGTATAATCCCAAAAATCTTTACGAATCACGGTTCCGCAAACCATGGCCCAATGAGCGGCCATTTGCGACTTCATGACTTCGTTATCAATCTCATATTTAATATTGTGAATCTGTTCAGCAAGCTTCGCTCGATAACGCCCTTGATCGGTTTTATCCGCAGGAAACACTTCGATTGCGCCCTTAGCTCGGGTCAGAAACGAAACCATGGTGCGAAGAATCGGTTCGATTTCATTGGTAGCTAGAAGCTGCCCCATACCAATGTTTTGAGACCCTTGGAGGATGGGGTTGTTGCCGTAGAAAGCAGGGGCGGCATTGTAATTAAAGAACTGATTACCATTCGCGAAATTGATATTCCTCAACCACACTTGGGCCAGAGTAGTCTTATACCCTTGGTCATCTCTGAAGAGATTTTTGACCGCATCTTCAATCTTGCTAGTGTCGTTTGAGTAAAGTGCTTTCATTGAGTCTCAACGCTAAATGGCTTCTTAACAATTATCTTTTGCCCTATTTCGTCCCGTTCAATAAAGGTGTCGCTCTTCCCACCGTAATACATTGAATCATCCACCTCGTGAGCATTGGACTCGAGTGTGTGGTAAACGTTCGCATTTGAGAGAGCGATGATTTGAGATGTAAGTTTCTCATTCATCGCTCTCAAATGTTGAATCTGATCCTGCAAACAGCTACAGGCTTTACAATTAAGTCCCAGCATACTCACCATAGATAATGAACTCACCGGTTTGGTCGGCGGCTGTGGTAATGGTCAGTTTATCGCCCCCTTGAGTAGCGTCGAAAGCCTTCACCGAACGAACTTCAGAGGGAGTGGCGCTGCTAGAGCTATACCATTCCGCAATAATCTTTTTTAACCCAGCCGAGCCGCTCACGTTGGTGGTGTTGTTACCTGGCTTGATTTCTCCGCCGGTAGACCCTCCAGTATTTGTATAGGTACCGAACAAATAACATTTTCCTGAGGTACCGCCTGCGACTAGATCTAAACGTGTTTCAGTGGTTGTAAAAGCCATGATAGACTCCTTTAAAATTAATAGCCAAAGGCCACAAAGTTGACCCCTGTTAGTGTCGATAAATTGGTTGTGTTGGGTACTTGAGAGAAACCAGCGGCAGTGGTTGCAGTACCAGTAAATGTAGGCGCCGAGTTAGTCCCTGCAGGTGTTCCAGCTGACGTAGTGCTGACGGCCGCTCTAGCGTATGTCACTTTTGCAGAAGTGACGGCGTCCGCGACTAGAAACTGCAAAACTCCGGTAGTATAATTGATGCTCACCTCTTTTGAGTTAGCAACTGAAAAAACTGGAACAATCACAGCCGCTCCAGTCACACCACCGGCTGCGATATAAACATTATCAATGGAACCAACTGGAATATTGGTTAGAGCCGCTGAAACACCGGTTCCAGCGGTCACAGCAATTACTTCATCTTGGGTGAGTTGAACATTGTGCCCGTGTGCAGCTAATGCGCTTCCGGTAAATGCGGGAGCGCTGATTGTTCCCGCAGGAGTTACAGAGGCAGACTGAAAAACTAGGATATTCGCACTCGTCCCAGACGCAGCATAGCTTACAGGGAAAACATAACCCTTAGGCTCCACGATCACTCGATTGATAAAGGAAAGACCCAAATCCACTGCATTCAATGTTTCACCGCCAGTAGGATAAGAGCTGTCAAAGGCCAACTGACCCATGACCAGCTTTTCATCACCTGCATTGAACCATTTCAAACTCGAAGCAACTAAACTCATATTCAAACCTCTTACATTGATGGTTAATAGTACCCCTCAGCCTCCATCGCCCCATCATCGTTAAACACCTGCACTTGATCTGTATCTCCGTGCCACGTTCCCCTAGCTTTCCTGAACGCAACTTCACGGTTTTTCTTCATGATCTCTTGCTGCTCTAGCTGCCATGCCGCGTTGTGATTGAGACCCTTGTAGGGATCAACCTCGACCTTGTATTGAGTCGGTGCGTACATCTGAACTAGATGCAGCGCATGAACCATGGCGTCTACTCGATCTTTCTTTTCAGTGCCTTCCCCATCAGGATTAAAGGCCGACATCTCCGATTTGAGCTTCTCGTCGTTCGTGTGAAAAAGGCATCGCTCAATGATTGGTGTGATTGATTTAGCGCGTCGCCATTTGTCACGATCCGCATCTAGGCTAATTATCCTATTCTGAAAGTCAGGGAACTGCTGACGACACGCCTCAATCAAAGCCATTTGATAGGCGGTATTCTCTACGCCAATATACTCAGGTTGATGCTGCTGCCTGATCCGCTTCATCTGCTCTAAAGTTTCAAGGAACGACCATTTGCTGGCCACTGTTTCTAAATCGTAAATATGTCCGTCTATCCCTATGCCTAATGTGCAAAACGCTGTGTTACAGGCGTCTTTGCCCTTGCTGATAGCTGGGTCACAGGCCGTGACCACCATCATGATTCGAGGCAGTGTAGTGATTGGCTGCACGCACTTTAAATCAAAGATTTGGCCTTCGTATGCGTCCCACGAGCCCAACACCATGCGGTTGTATTGCTCGGGGGTGTAGGCCTGCTGCATGCTGGCAATGTAGTCCTCTGGCAATCCTGCTGCGTTTGCGTGGGTGGGAGCGGTGATCATTCGATAGTCACCTTGCTTCCAATCCGCTGAGCCATTGGCCTTATCAATGCCGAATCTGTAATAGATCCAGTTATGACCCTTGGGGTTACCTGTGATAAATCCCTGGTGTCGGATGACCCCCGAGCGTCTGAGACGCCCCATCAAAACATCAAACATTTTCTCGTCAATCTCTTCAGCCTGATCGATATAAAAGAAGCCTAGGTTAGGCCCTAGGAGCGCATCCTCATCGTCTAGGTGTCTGAAGAGGATCGTGCTGTTGTTCCAAAACGTAACTGTGTTATCCGACTTGTTGTATTTGTAGGCATCAGCCGGATAAATCTTCTTAAGCTCTTGAAAAAAAACTTCTTGGGTCGAGTCCATCAGTCGCTTGTAGGTGAGTCGCCCTACGAGTCCCAGGTTGTTTGGTATCCTCGTTGCGTGCTCAATAATCTTGATACAAGCAATACTAGTCTTGCCGTTACCAACTCCTCCAAACAAACCCACAAACTTTTCTCTCGCATCCACGAACTTCTTCTGGTGCCAGTGGAGCGTGCGCTTCTTAGGCTCATCCATCCTGCGCGTTCACCTCATCTAAGCTTTCACCAATAGTGAAAGGCTGGAACTGAACAGCACCGCTGTGTTCCACTTGGGTTTTTTCTAATTCGTTGAGTTTTAAATGGTGGATGGTGGCTTTGAGACCAACGTGAGGATCTTCGTGATCACGGAAAATAAGAAGTCGTTCAATCGAACCAACTAGATCTTTACGAACCATTTCTTTAGCGGCCTTGATGAACTCTTCATCGCTAGAAGCAACCAACTGATTCAGTAAGGCGGTTCTTGCATCAAAATAAAGATCTTTGGAGTTGCCCATTAATCGGGCTAGGTACCATAAGGTAAGAAAACCCCTAATAGGCTGTATCTAGGCAACTTTCCTGCCTATCTTTGGAACTTTATTGAGGAGTAATAACCAGAGAGCGACTCGATCGGGAGTTGTCACCCATCGAGAGTAGTGGGAATTGGGTTTAAGTTTGATAATAGGACAACGCACACGCTTATAATGCCATTCACGCAAAGTTCGTTCTGCAAACCCTGTGTGTGCTTCAAGCCCCTTCCATCCTCGAATATAGAGCGGTTGATTGCTATTCATCATAGCCAATCATATGAATTTACATCTAAATGCCAACTAAATTATAAAATCTATATATAAATCAAATATTTATTAGTAATTATTCTACTAATCACCACCCGACAAACCCGACATAATGGAAATATTTTAATCATACACAAAAATAATTATTGACTTATTTTAAATCGTGTGTATAATTAATTGCATAATCGATCAGCAATCACGCTGATGACATCTCAGGAGTGAGAAAAATGAAAAATATAACTGAAAGATTTAATCTTACAAATCGTGAGACTGCAATTATGCAAAGAGTGGGAAGTCACACTACCATACTAATTGAGAACACAGGCCGCTCACTAACTGACTCAGAATGGCAAGAATGCTGGTCGACCCCAGAAAATAAGATTAAGTTTGATCGCGTTATTTTTGGTTAAAAACCGTTTCTCACTCCCCCGAAACCGGAAACGGCGTAGGGGGATTTATTATGAATAAAAAAAACAAACCTCATACTAGGCCAAATGCAAAACCCAGATTGCCTGATGCTAAACGAGTGAATCTATTTCTCGATGAAAGCACGACTGAGAACGCCAAGCAAATCGGCGATGGCAACCTAAGCCTAGGGGTGAGGATTGCGGTGAAGGAGTTTGTGGAGAGGAAAAGACCCACCCCTGAGGATGGGCCCTAAAAAAATTAGATGGCCTGAATAAAACAACTGACATCAGCGGAACCATCAGTAAATTGACCATCAAAAGTCAAAATTCCTGAGGTTGCAATATGCTGAAAGTTGGTAAACTTTTCACCGGAGTCATCAACGATTTCATCACAGGTAGAGACGCCCCAAATAAAAGATTCAGTTGGGCCAGTTGTGGGAGTTGGAGAGGTCAACCCTGCTCCATCAGCACTAATTACAAAAGAAAAACGAGCTGTTTCATTTCCAGAAATAGCAGTACAACTCCAATAACTATTTATAGTAGTTAAATTAGAACCATTTACAATTTTAGAAAAATCAAAACACGAGGAATTATTAGGCTGGCCGCTGATTCCTGGGTTGGTAACTGAACCATCAGAACCACCACCACAACCTGATAGGATAAAAAGAACACCAAACACGAGCACAATCCTGGATAATATTTTATCCATGCTATTCTCCTTAAGTAATTAGAATTGTTGTTATTTTTTAAAAAAAGAACTTGCGTTTTTTTATAAGATGGGATTTATTGTTTATGTCTTCCGAAAAAACCAATTCAAACAATGAAATGTAAATACCGCTTGTTGAGATACGTTTTTAAATAAAACGCCGTATCTGTCAATTAAAAAGCTGATTGTTTTATGTCAAAAACGAACAAAAGAACCAAAAAATTGATGGATGTTTTATATGTTTTTGAACGATTAGTGCCCTACTCCGAAAAGAGTAAGTGATTTCGTGTAGTTAAATTAATTTAACATAATACACAAAGTTAGAATTAACCGGACGGTTACACCTCAATGATATCATAACTCATTGAAAACAACAATTTATTTTTAAAAAAATAGCAGGTCAAAAAAAGGGGGTGATTGAGAGTGATTAGGCTCAAATTGTCCCAATTACCACTAAATTCGGGAGATGAATTTGAAATGGGTGAGTGC